GCGGAATAGTTCATCCTGCTGTTGAATGGTATTTTCTGAAATCCTCACATACTATTGCTTGGAAGTGGAACAATATGTGCGCTTTAATGACGGTTACGGTTTAAAGACATGCCAAGACCAGGTCCCTGGGTAGGGCCGATAGGGGCGGAATAGTTCATCCTGCTGTTGAATGGTCTGTTCTGAAATCCTCCCATACCCTGGCTTGGAAGAGGTCCAATAGGGGCGCTATAATCCCGGTTCCTGTTGAAAGACATACCAAGACCAGGTCCCTGGGTAGGGCCAATAGGGGCAGAATAGTTCATCCTACTGTCGAATGGCCTGTTCTGAAATCCTCCCATGCTCTGACTTGGCAGAGGACCAATAGGAGCGCTGTAATCCCGGTTCCTGTTGAAAGACATACCAAGACCAGGTCCCTGGGTAGGGCCAATAGGGGCAGAATAGTCAATACGATTGTTGAAGGCCTTGGTGCCAGACTTGGTTTCGGGACCAATAGGGGCGGAATAGTCAATACGATTGTTGAAGGCCTTGGTGCCAGACTTTGTTTCGGGGCCAATCGGAGTGGAATAGTTAATACGATTGTTGAAGGCCTTGGTACCAGACTTTGTTTCGGGGCCAATGATAGGGGTTGTTCCAATGGTTGAGTCTGTTTTTACCGTCGACAAATCCGAGGATGGGGAGACATATGACGCTGGAGTGCCAGACAATACAGATGGTGACTGGCCTACCTTTGCAAGGTTATCTACAAGTTTGTTCCGCTGCTTCTTTATGGCCTTTACTTCCTCTGCAAGGGCTGCCGACTTGTATGCTTCTTTTATCTCCGCTCGTGCAAGGGCCCGAGCCTCAGCCTCAGGACTTCTTCGCTTTCTTGTGTCTGGAATATAAACAGCCACGCGTTGTTGTCCTCCAGAACCCTGAACATTGACTAACTTTTGATACCCATTTCTAATTCCATCGTCTGGAGAAGATGACATATTTTACATTATGGTGATATTTTTATTAAAAGTTATAGCACCAGAGTCTTGGGCTTGAAGAAAGAAGTAATCTCAATTTGATTGTTTGCCTTGTTCTTTTTGACACGCTTGGTGACCTTGAGCTCTGCGTTGTGACGTGTAGTCAATGCTTCAATCTTTCCTACGACATCTACGTGTCCAAAGAGTTCCTTCTCGGGATGGTCAACAAGAGGCTCAAAAAGAGACGTTAGTGGCTTGAGGAGTTGATGATTGATATAATACAACCTGTCCACGATGAGACCATTGTCCATCGCATACTTGGGGTCTTCTGCTCGCATCGATTGCTTGGCATCAATATTGTCCTTGTCCTCGACATAAACAAAAGGCACCCGGGCACCAGATGGAACCGGAAAGCCTGTGCGATCAAAGATTTTGTTAGCAACAATCAGATGCGGTTGCATCTCATTCTTGTACCCGGTCTTCAGCGTTTTCGACATCACAAATTTTTCCATCGGATACTCATTGTCGAGAACCTTGCGGATCTTCTCACGAGTATCCATGACTGCGGTCGGTGTGTCTTTCGCAAACAGAATGGTGTCAAGGGATTCCTTGAGAATCTCTCGTGTAATAGGCGAGAAATCCCTCCGAACCAGAGCAAGACCCTTCACGTCAACCTTGCCCTTTTCCTCGGGATCCTCATACTTGATGGCTGCATACCTCTTTTTAGAATACAAGATATATGGGTAGTAGATCTTCTCGAATTCGAGGTCGTTAGGTGCCCTATATTCCTTGGTAATCTCACCTGCCAACCACTTTGCAACCTCAAAGTGGTCATTGATGTCTTCTTGGTTCTTCCCCTCCGGAAGCTTCATCTTTACCATGATACTATCAGTATCGCCATAGATAACCTCCGAACCAGGAAGGAGTTCCAACGCCCTACGAGATGCCACATCAATCATGTTCCTACCAGTTGCCGTGACAGATGCCGCAATAGGAACGCAAGGCAAAAACCCCTTGCTTGCCCCAAGGAAACCGTACACCGAGTTCATGACAACCTTGTATGAACGCTGACTTGCATCATACAGAGCCTCCTTGAATTCATCACCCTCCTTGTGCGCTGCCGCCATGAGCTTCTTGGCATTCTTCCTGAACTTTGCCAGATCATCAAGAAGCGCTGGCACAACACCCTGACTTTGCTGAGAATACCGAAACGTGCCAATACCGGTGCCAATCTCATAATACTCAACACCAGGCATGCTCTTGTAACGAGCATCCATCACCAGAGTCTCGGGAGACATGTTGTGAGCACGAATGATGCTGGGGTAAAGTGAGGCAAAATCTAAAGCTGCAATTGGTGTGAAGTAAGCCCCCTTCTTTGGCTCTAACACAGTGGCACCCTCAAACTTACCTTCTGCAGCCCACGCCTTGTCATCAGGAATTGCGTAGTTCATCTCTCGGGCCTTGCCAAAGAGACAAGAAAAAGCGCGGACCTGTTGTCCGCGGAATCCAATCCAGTCAACGGGAACCTTCACAGCGTTCGCCATCTCCGTGATGTCCTCAAAGATAGCCAGCTTGGACAAAAGCTTCAGAGGAAGCAGAGTATCTTGTGCAGCATACTTGGCAATCACCGCACGATCTTCAGGTCCGCCCTCAAATTTTTCAAAGATCTTCATGGCAGGAAGGTCATCCTTCTGATCACCGAGATACAACTTGGACACATTGTTAAGAGAATAACTCTCCAAATTACGATTCTTCCGCATCCACTGGAGAAGATCCAGCTGAATGACACCGGGAGTGTCAAGATAGTAAAAGAAGTTCTGACCAAAGGCATTGCTGGCAAGCTCGCGCTCCATAACAGCACCACCACCCTCGAGCAGTCGGCCAAGAGTATCTACAAACACAGTATCATCCGCAGATGCATCGTCCACCAGCATCTGCGCCCTGCCAGACACATACTTCCAATCGTACTGGAACACGTTATACCCGATGAGAACGTCTGTTTTTTCCTCAGAGACAATGGTCATCCAAGCATTTATCATATCCTGCTCCTCGGAACAGCTCACGATTTCCACACCATCTACCTTGCCGGTGTCCTTGAAACACACGACAACCCTGCGATACGGTTCTTCCTCGCCATATCGCTGGAATGATGTTGCAATCTGCGTGACGTAGTCAGTAGGGTTGGAAGACAGAGGGAACTTGCGCTCCTTAGAGTATGTCTCAATATCCCAACTGGCAATCACAAGCGGAGGAGGAGTGGTCAGTTCGCTGCCACTCACTGTGGTAAAGTTGCAGTCTACCTCAATGTCCGACCGCGAAATACGAGTTGCGACTGGGTAAGACTGCTTGATGTGAATCCAACCGGCAGGGTTGATCTTCCTGATGTGGAAGAGACGCACAATGGGGTCAACATTAGACTCGTAAATCTGGTAGTTCCTCTTCAGACCATACTTTGCCTTCTTCATCTTTTCGAGAGTTGGGAACGCAAACTGCGCCATGTTTCGCATCACACCGCCGTCAAAGCCCCACATCGACTTCTTCTTCACGGGAAGACACATGTCTTTCACCGCACCATATTTGATGACGGTCTCTGTGATGAAGAGCTTCTGTCTGGAAATGCTCCAGTCACTTGGCATCTCAAGAAGAAACACCGGAGTGAACCGGATGCGAACACAGGCTGTCTTTCCATCGGGCGTCTTTCCAAACAAGTTGATGCGAAACTGCTCGCCTTCGTCACCAGACCGCCAGTCAGTGGGAAATATCTGCATTCTGATGATAGATAGTAAAGTATACTGTGAAATTTTGTATCATATGCTCTTTTTGTCAATATACATACCGGGGACAAATGACAAAAAATGTTTACTACTGTCAGTATGTTAATAAGCCACAGAGGATACTCAGCAAAGTTCCCGGAAAATACGATGCTGGCGTTCCGCAAGTCAAACAAGTTTATAGAATTTGACGTGCGTAAAACAAGGGATAACGTACCAATTGTATTTCACGATAGCACCCTGGACCGCACAACTGGTACGTCGGGAAAAGTGGCAGACCACACCTGGGACCAGATACAAAAAATAACAGTAAGAGGCTGCAGAGAAAAGATACCCTCTCTGGATCAAGTGCTCTCAGAATTTGGTAATGACTTTGACTATGACATAGAGATAAAGACGAAGAAAACAGCGCATCTCGTAGTAGATGCCATACACAAGTCATGCATACCATATGATAAAATCCTTGTCACATCTTTTGTTTGGGAAGAAATAAAGTCTATTCGCAAACTCGACGGCAAGATTCCAACTGGTTTGATTACACTCTTACGACCGGAACGCGCCATACGCAAAAGCAAAGAGTTAGGGTGCTCACACGTGGTGCTTCATCACCATACGATTTCTCAGAAAACCGTAGATCTTGCCAATGATCTTGGCATTAAGGTGTTTGCCTACACCGTAAATGACACCGAGAAAATACGCATACTTTTTGGTTATGGAGTCTCAGCCATCATTACAGATAACCCCAACATTCTAAACCATGTAAACAATTCAGTAGAAAACTAATTTCAAAAAAAAAAAAAAAGTCTACGACAACTACTTATAAAACTACACTACCGTGTTTTATGACGACAACTACGACAACTACTTGTAAAAATAACTTAATAAAATATCTGGTTATATGTCAGAATGAAAGTTTATAACATACCATATTACACTTGTGGTTGTGGGTATGAAACAAGTAACCCTGGTAATGCTTCTCGTCATAAGAAAGTAGAATGTGGTTGTGAAATGTCAAATTCTATAAAGGAGTTTGTTCTAAAGGAGGACTATGATCGCAAGGAAGTTGTTCCACAAACCGTGTATAATGGCAACGTAGGAACAGTGGATAATAGCATCAATGTGAACATCACTCTTGCTGTGCCAGACAGGTCGGCAGTAGAGGCAGTATACGATGTGTTCAAGAAACCAGAGTTCATCAGTGAAATACGCGGGGCGGACCCTCAACAGATACCTGCTATATTGTTCAGACATACACGTGGCGTGTGCGCAGACCAAAAGTTCATCAAGTACGACTCTGATAAAAACGTAGTCGTCCACAAGGACCCCGTGACGGGCAAAGACACAACAAAGGACCTGAAGAAATACCGGAACGAATACCTGAAGGAAAGTGCAAATTTATTTGACGATGACTACCACATACCATATGCCCCCCAGAATATCCAAAGAGCATTAAAGGATATGACAAAACCTTCTTTTGATACTGGTAAGAAGAAGGAGAAACCTATATCTGGCGCTCAAGTCATAAAGATGTGTGCTACCGGCGATCACAGGATGTATAAATTTCCCACCGAAACAAAGGAGTTCTATGATGACGTCGCCAAGAATGTTGATGTAGAGATAAAGTCCACCGATAAACTGTTGTGACCTCTTTAATTAAGTGATTACATTGATTTAGAAGCTTGGTATCAGAATAGTTTGGTATCAGAATAGTTTGGTATCAGAATAGTTTGGTATCAGAATGTTCGTTATTAAATGCGCATACGAGGTTGCTGGTGGTGGTATCGGCGATGTTCTGAAGGGCTTCATTTGTCAGGAAGGCCACGTGGGGGGACACGATGACATTGGGAAGGTTCACCAGCCGTGCCATGTTATTGTCCCAGTTCTCCATCCGCTCCTCTATGGAGAGGTCAGAGCGGTTGGTGAAAAACAGGCCCGCCTCATTATCATACACATCGATTGCCGCGCCAGCGATAACGCCATTCTCCAGAGCATGAATTAGATCGGTGGTGTTGATGAGGCCGCCGCGCGCAGTGTTGATGATGACTGCGGTCTTCTTCATCGTGCGCAGAGTCATCCGGTCGATCATCTCTGCCGTGGACTCCAAGAGAGGACAATGCAGAGACACCACATCAGAGTTCTGCAGTACATAAGACAGCTCGTGGTATTCCACGCCCATATTCTTGACGTCTTCAGACTCGTACACGTCAAAGGCGATGATCTTGCTTGCCATTGGCTTGACGAGCTTGATGAACTCCTGGGCGATCTTCCCGGTGCCAACAACACCGATGACCTTTCCGGACACCTCGCGGCCCACAAGTCCTTCCATTGTGTAGTTTCCGGTCTTCACCCGGGGAAGCACAAGCTGGAAGTTGCGAGAGAGCGCCATCATATGCGTCAGCGCCAGTTCAGCGACTGAGCGAGGAGAGTAGGCGGGAACGCGATACACCTGGAACCCGAGAGTCTTTGCGTGCTCAATGTCCAGGCGATCAAAACCGGCACAACGCATCGTGATGCTTTCTACTCCATTGTCCCGGAGAATGTCCAGAACTGGAGCGGACAGGTCATCATTCACAAACACATTCACGGCCCTGCAACCAGATGCCATGGATGCGGTTTCTACGGAGAGAGGAACGTCGACGTAGCGAGGGACGCACACGTTCTCAATTGGCTTCAGGAACTTCTTGACATACTTGCCGGCAGAAAACACGGCGACGGAGGGCTTTGCGACAATGGGAGTGGTCATTGCGATGGAGGACATTGTTTGTTTTTGGTATTGTTTGAGGCGCGCGTGCCTCTTTTATAGACTTGGTGTCGATATGTTGTTTTACCCTGGTAATGCCTTCATGTCATTTGACAATGGTAGTTGTTTGTCATTTGACCCAGGTATCATAAAAAATGTATAAAGGACTGACTTTGGAAGGTTGTGTATCAAACAAAATACACAAACATGTCTTACAATCTCCTCCAGATCTTCGGCTCCGAGGTCATTTCCTCGTTCC